GGTCGTGCAGAACCAACAGAGCAAATGACTATAGGTAATCCAATGGCTGCTCCTACAGCTGCTGATATGGTCAAGATGCCACAGGATTTACAACTAGGTTATTTACATTTAAATAGATTCGGTTCTCCATTACCAGCACATGGTTTAGCTACACCGGGAAGAACAAGTATGGCAAACATGATACAGGATCAAAATTTCGCAGCATATCATAATGCGATAGTAGGAATGCGTAATCCAGTTGGTATGATGAGAGTTCCCTTCGGAGGGATGCAATAATGATGATGGATAACAATCGTAAGGAAGCTTTAGATAAAGCAACCAAAGCGAAACAGAAAATGAGAATAGCAGCTGAGATGGCAGATCAGCTACAGCCTACAGTTCCAGAAGTGACTGCAGCAAATATTGACATGCAACCTGCGATTGATCCTAATCCTAAGCCAGATGGCCCTGTAGTTAATCCAAACGTATTTAACCCAGGTAATCTATACCCAGGTATTTCAGGTACTTCTAAGCTTGCTGCAAACTGGAATCCAATGATGGACCCTGCAGCTGGTTAGAATTTAGGTAAAGCAGGAGTAGACTTTACTCCACCTGTTGTTTCAGGAAGACTAGGAATAGAATTACCAATCTGATCTTTGATAAGATCTTGAGCCTGTTCCATAATGTAAGCTTTTATTTCTTCTTGTTTTTTCTCATTAGTAAGAGTTAGATAAGTATATCCAATTAAACCAATAACAGCACTAGAAGAAACAAAGGAAATGATTGCTATTGCATCAATTACTTTTCGCATTTTTAAAGAGATCTTTTCTATTAGTATAGATTAAAATTTATATATGTAAAACATTTTTTAAATGGAAGACTACAATAATACTAAGAATAAATTATTTGCACAAGCACTTGAGAAAAGAGATAATCGACCTCCTTTGAATATAAATTTAGATTATAATCCAGAGACTGATTTTAAAAAAGTAGGAGTTGATTATGCAAAAGGAGGTTTTAATGTTGGAGGAACATATCAACCAGAGTATTCAACAGAACAGCCAGGATTTATGCCAGGTCAAATCATAAATGTAGAAAATCCTAGTCAATATAATGTCAGAGCAGGATATAAAAATAAAAATTTTGGATTTAACGTAAATGTAGGAGCAGGTGGTAACTATGGTGGAGGAATGAATTTTAATAGACAATTCTAATGGCACAAGACGATTCCAAATATACTAAGCCCGGTCTTAGAAAAAGAATTTTTAATCAGGTAAAGGCAGGATCTAAGGGAGGAAAAGCCGGTCAGTGGTCAGCTCGTAAAGCACAGTTGGTTGCACAGAAATATAAAGCACAGGGTGGAGGTTACAAAGGAGGAGGGAAGACTAAGAAACAGAAAGATCTTAAGCGTTGGGGTAAGGAGAAATGGATGACCAGAAAAGAATATGAGAAGAAGAAAAAATGAACACAGTATCCTGGGCTTTAAGACTTATTTTTGTAGTAGTTCTTTTTGAATTATTTATAGTTGCTGGCACTGTAGTCAGCTGTTTTGAGACTGACTCATGCGATGATAATGATAGTAATAATATAACTTTAATCCTTAATAGTATCGCTGCAAAATCATTTGCATTATATGCAGCTGAGAAAGGAAGTTCTGCAAAACTAAACAAATGAAACCAAAGGTAACAGTCCTATTAAATAAAACAGTTTCTGCTGTAGGCAAAGCATGTCCTACTGCCACAAAAGATGTAGATGAAAATATAAAGAATAGAAACTGGACTATAAAGAATCATGGTTATGGTCCATTGAATCCTTGCGTTCCAGATCCAGGATTCTGGGAAAAGAAAGCTGAGTTATGGAATAGTAACGTAGAGACTGTACAGACTGCTTTATGTGCCAACTGTTCTGCTTTTGATCAGACTGACAAAATTATTGATTGTATTATTGATGGTATAAATGAAACAATGGCAGCTGATCCATATGATGTTCAGGAGAGAGCAGATTTAGGATACTGTCAGTTGTTTAAATTTAAATGTGCAAGTGCCAGAACATGTGACGCTTGGCTTTATGGAGGACCTATTACAGACTAATGGAACCAACTAAAGGAAAGATCAAAAAGATCGTCGGTGAATTAAAGAAAGCTTCTAAGCTACATGCAGGACAGGCAAAGAGATTGGAAACAATCCTTTCTGTAATGGGATCTGCAGAGAATAATGGCTGACAAAGCAATAGAGCCAGGTAAGAAAAGCACTGAAAGGTATCTGCCAGAAGCAGCTTGGAAGGCTATGTCCAAAGCTGAAAGAAAGAAAACTGATGATAAAAAGAAAAGAGAAAGTAGAAAGGGAAAACAGTTTGTAAAGAATACTAAGAGGGCTAAAGAAGCACGTAAGAAAGCAAGTGCAAGAGCAAAACGGAGTATGAAGGATGATTAGATCAATGAGAGAAAAGTTAATTAAAGCACTTGTAGCTCATGCACATGGGGACATTCAGAAACATGTTGCTAATGTAGAGGTATATCTAAATAATCCTGTAGGTATTGGAGAACACTCTAATATTATTGAAGCAATCGAACAGGAGTTAGACATGATTGCAAAATATCAGGATCAGATAGATATAATAAATAAATATTTTAAGAACTGATTAAACAATTTATATGGAAAAAATTGAAGCTCATGTAACAACTAATCCATTTCCACATGTTATTTTTAAAAATTTCTATAATGATCATGAGTTAAATTTAATATGGGAAGAATTAAATTTTTATACAAAACCTAACAAACTTTTAGATGCAAAGGGATACAGAGGAGTTGTGGATTCAACAAATGCGAAAGCAATTGTACTAGATGATATATATGAGAATCATAGATTTATCTCAAATATCTTGACTGTCAATCGAAAAGTATTTAATAAAGAGACACTAGAAGTATTGTCAAATATAAGTGACTGTTGTTGTCTTGCAAGAGATAGTAATTGGGATTACACAAAAGTAAGATACTATCACAATGGAGAGTATTATAAACCACATACCGATAAATCAATTCCATTTCTTGCTTTCTCATATTTACATAAGAAACCAAAAAAATTTACTGGTGGAGAGTTAATCTTTCCCAAATATGATTATAGTTTTGACTGTGATGACAACTCATTAATTATGTTCCCTGGCTGGGTAGAGCATGGTGTGAATGAGGTTTCTATTCAAAATTCTGAATATTATAATGGATATGGTAGATATGCAATCACAAGTTTCTTTGGATTTCAACATAAGTAATGAATAAACGTATTCCTAGAAAAGAAGGTCAACCTGCCAAGAGTGACAAGCATAGTGATCTTTATACAGATGAAGATCCGAAGGGAACGATCAGAGGTTTACAGTTTAAAAATAGAAGAGCTGCTGCTTTAAGTGTTGCTAAAATTAAAAAAAGCAATAGAACTCATAATCATAAAACACAAGCTGCCATAGCGATGGAACAAAGAGCAGAAGTTGCAGGAAAAGATGGAGCTGCTAGTGTTTATAGAAAGTTTATTGAAGAACAAAAACGTAAAACAAAACAGAAAAATGCTTAGACCAAACACAGAACTAATTAAAGAAGAAGTGATGCAAGGTCAACCACGTTTTGTTGATATTTCTAAGGGCACCTTAACTGCAGAAACAAAAAGATCTAGAGCTGTGAATAAAGCTACAAAATTTAAAAAAGGATTATGATGGATAATTTAATTATTTTTACTTACTTCTTTTTCTTTACCTTGGTATTTGGTGCTGCCTTTGCTTTTATGTGGAAGTCTATGGATAGATTATTTGATGAATTAGACAGACCAATACGCAGAGAAATACATCCAGAAATGAAAGACGTAAAATCTGGTGAGGAGTTATTAGTATTTAAAATACAGGATGAAGAGGATTAAACTCTCCACTGTTTAGCAATCTCTGGAATTATATTTACATCAATACCCATGAATGGTGGGATGATACCTAATACTCTAAATAGTCCATCTGCAAAAGCTCCCATAAATATAAAGCCTAACGAAGCACTGATCATTGAAGCGTTGCGATTGTGCCTGTTAATAGCTACTGAGATAGACTCATCAATTAGTCTTTGTATTTCTTTTTGAGACATAGGACAAAACTTTTTTTAATTATAAAGAGAGTCAACACATAATATGTTGACTCCCATAACATTGGCTTAGAAAGAATATTTTAAACCTAATTTACTTCCCCAAGTATTTGTATCATCTGTAATTACAGATACTTCTGTATAAGCATTCAGTTTTTCGGTGACATCATAACCACCTCCAACTTTGGCTGAGATGTTAGTTTCATTATCAGCTCCTTTTGGATTGCTGAGGTATGGTCCACCTTGAACATAGAAACTACCCTTTTCACCTACGGTGTTTTCATAGCCTACATGTAGGTCTATACCACTGCCATTCCAGTCACTGCCAACATGAGATTGATTGAACTCACCATTTAGATAGAATCCTGCAGAAACAGGTGCTGTTAATGTGCCGAGTGTACCGGCTGCGATTAAGAGTGTTTTAAACATGAAATTAATTAATAAGAAAAAAGCCTCTCTAATGGAGAGGCCATTGGAAATAGTTTAGTAGATTTTCTACCAAATGCCAGGAATTACATTTCCTGTTGTAGCGTAAGCACCAACTGCTGCTACGAAGCCGAGCATAGCTGCCCAACCGTTAAATCTTTCTGCTTCAGGTGTCATTGAACTGTCCTAATAGATATGAATTAACCGATTGCAGGAGCTGTAAGAGCTACAGATGTAGTCTCAGCACATGCTAAATCGAGTGGGAAGTTGTGAGCGTTACGCTCGTGCATAACTTCAAAACCTAAGTTTGCTCTGTTAAGAACGTCTGCCCATGTAGGAACGATCTTACCATTTGTGTCAACGATAGATTGGTTGAAGTTAAAACCATTTAGGTTAAATGCCATTGTGCAAATACCCATTGAAGTTAGCCAAATGCAAACTACTGGGAATACAGCTAGGAAGAAGTGTAAACTTCTGCTGTTATTGAATGATGCATACTGGAAAATTAATCTTCCAAAGTATCCATGAGCTGCAACAATGTTATATGTCTCTTCTTCTTGACCAAACTTGTAGCCATAGTTTTGTGACTCAAGACCAGTTGTTTCTCTGATTAGAGATGAAGTGACAAGTGAACCATGCATAGCTGAGAATAAAGATCCACCGAACATTCCAGCAACACCAGCCATGTGTAGTGGGTGCATAAGAATGTTGTGCTCTGCCTGGAATACAAACATAAAGTTGAATGTACCGGAAATACCTAAAGGCATACCATCAGAGAATGAACCTTGTCCAAAAGGATATACAAGGAATACAGCGAAGGCTGCGGATACTGGTGCAGAGTATGCAACACAGATCCAAGGTCTCATACCTAATCTGTAACTAAGTTCCCACTGTCGTCCCATATAAGCTGAGATACCGATAAGGAAGTGAAAGATGACGAGTTGGTAAGGTCCACCGTTGTATAACCACTCATCAACTGTGAGTGCTTCCCAGATTGGGTAGAAGTGGAGACCGATTGCGTTTGAACTAGGAACGACTGCTCCTGAGATGATGTTGTTTCCATATAAGAAAGAACCAGCTACTGGTTCACGAATACCGTCAATATCAACGGGTGGTGCAGCAATGAACGCAATAATAAAACATGCTGCTGCTGTTAATAGGCAAGGGATCATTAAGACACCAAACCAACCTACATATAGTCTGTTGTTTGTGCTTGTAACCCACTCGCAGAACTCAGGCCATCCTTTAAGGATGCTGCCTTGTTCTCTTCTTGAAAGAGTTGTCATGAGGACGTAAAGAATTAATAGGGCTCAAGGGTAGAGCGATATTAATATTTCCACCAATCCCTTCACTGGTGGATATGAGAGACATAATTTATTCTCCCTATAGGTCTCGGTTTGGGGAGAGAATGTACCACTAGGTGTTTATAACTAAAACATTCGAATATCAGTCTAACAGTAACAACCTCGAACTAAAAAATATTAATAACGTGCCTATGTAAGGTACTGATATAATTAATTTTAATGGGACTCTGGTTCCAGGAGTGAACACAGCTTTGTCTGTTTATCTGTTTACAGATAGCAGATCAAATAACTGAAACTTAAATATGTTTATAGATAACGATTTTCCGAAGCTGCTTGGTGCGGAACTATACCGTCCCCATCCAGCTTATATCGTGGAAATGGCCACAGAGCCAGTCGTAGTACACGATTTCACAAAACAACCAGGTCAGACTGTACAGTTAGATAGATATAGATTCTTTGGAGCTCCAGGCACAAAGACTTCTAGAGAGCGTACACAGGATCAAACAATTGGTACTGCAAACAGCAGATCAATCGTAAAAGACAAGGTACTTGTCTCACTCCGTGAGTACACAGGACCAGCAGATCCAGCTAATACTAATCTTCCAAGTACATTCAAGATTGCTCGTGAGACCCTGATGACTGCACAGCGTTTGCTGTTAGACACAGGTAACCTCAACATGTTCCATCAGTCAATTGGTTCTCTAACATTGTTAGATGACTATAGAAGATGGAGAGATAGAGTATTCCTAGATGAACTATTCAAGTCTGAATCTCGTGGTGAGTCAAGCGATACTCAGGGTGGTTACTACTATCCAAATAGTAAAGTAAAGACAAACTCCACAACTCTGACTACTTATACAGCTGCAGAATTTGCTTCTGAGCGTTATAAGTTCAATGTAAAGTCAGACCTTCTCGAAGTTGTAAAGGGCTTACGTAAGCGTAATGTTCCTGTTTTTGCAGATGGCTACTACCGTTGCGTAGCTGATCCTTCATTCATGAAAGATCTAAGAGCTGATGCAGGCTTCAGAGAAGTTGCAAGATACCCTGGCATGGGTCAACCAAATCCTCTTATGGGAATGGCTGCTCCTAATGCTTCTATTTATCAGGGTGGACAGTATGGCCAAGCTCAATTCGTAGCTGGCGAACCAGTTATGCCATCAGGCTTCGTGTTTGAAGGTGTAAGGTTCTTTGAAACAACTAATATGCCTTCCAAGTCAATCACTGTGAATATCAATGATGGTCAAGGTGCAGTATCACACGATACACCACCAGCACTATTCTTTGGTCCACAGGCAATTGGTGTTGGTGTGGGTGGTCCAAATGCTCAGGTTCTCATTAATAATAATGATGACTTCAGTAGATTCATTATTCTCATATGGCAGCTATATGCTGGTTTTGCGAACTTGAATAAGGACTTCATCACAGTCGCATTTACAATTTCTGATTAAGGGGGACAACTAATAATGGCAACATACAAATCCTCAGCCGGAGCAATCTTAGAGCCCGGTAATCAGGTTAACCGCTTATCCTCATACAATGATGAGGGAGTCTTTGGTTGGCCAGGTCTTGAAGCATTTGAACTAATTGGTTTTGCTAAGGTTACAAACCTTTCAGCAGACAAAGCTAGTTTCAAAAGTTTTGACCTTACAGTTCCTTCTCCAGATCGTCGTCCAGATGATCGTGTAAGAGATGATCGTACAACTTTAGTAGTAAAGGCATCATCTGATCGCCCTGCTTATGTCTATGGAGCTTCCATTGGTATTGCTCAGGATCTTCCTGCAGGTGGTCTAGCAACATTCCCTGCTTCACCAGTTACAGCTGGTTTAGGTGGAACAACAGGTGAATTACTACTTCTAGGTCCAGCTAACGGTGCCGTACCTTTCGGTGTTCCTACAGCACAGTTGAATGGTTTAGCAGCAGCTACCAGTACTATCACAGCAGCAAGTTCAGCATTTGCTGAAGGTGCAGGTGATACAACAGTGGCAGACATTCCTTTCTGGACAACTGTTACATCAACAATTGCTCGTGCAGACGCAGCAAACTCCATGATGTTTAAAGTAACAGCAGACACAACATTTAAAGTGTTTAACGTCGATGCAGTTACTGATACATCAGTTAGTGGTGACGGTGTATTTATTTCTCAGGATGATTCTGATGCAGGTAAAGCTGCATACATCGTCTGTAGAGTTAACTATCTTCGTGCATCAAGAGCAGTAGCTTGGAATGACATACAGGATAAGATCGACTTTGCATCACAAGTCGGTGGTAACGATTCATAATTTATAATTTTAAATTTGAACAAAAAGGCGAGTCTTTATGGCTCGCTTTTTCATTGTCAATA